AGGGCGCGCGGCCGGCTTTGTCGGGGGGCGGGAGCCTTGGCTGGGCGGGGGCGGGCGTTGTTGCAGGCGCGCGGGGGTATGAGGCGCAGGTGCGCGAGGCGTATCTGGGGAATGCGGTGGCGCAGCGGGCGGTGAAGCTGGTCGTCGAAGGCGTCGGGTCGGCGCCGCTCGACGGGTCGGATCCGGCGCTGGTCGCGCTCGTCACCGCGCGGTCGGGGGGGCAGATGCTGATCGAGACGGTGGCGGCTCAGCTGCTGCTCCACGGCAATGCCTATGTCCAGGTGCTGCGCGATGCCGATGGCGGCGCGGCCGAGCTGTACGCGCTGCGGCCCGAGCGGGTGAGCGTCGAGGCGGATGCGGGCGGGTGGCCGGCGGCGTATCGCTATGCGGTCGGCGCGCGGGTGACGCGGCTGTCGGCGGATCCGGTGCGGCCGCAGGTGATCCACCTCAAGGCGTTTCATCCGGTCGACGATCATTACGGACTGGGGTGCCTGGGCGCGGCGGCGGCGGCGGTCGGGATCCACAATGCGGCGGCGCGGTGGAACACGGCGCTGCTCGACAATGCGGCGCGCCCCTCGGGGGCCTTGGTCTATGATCCGGGGGACGGGTCGGCGCTGTCGGCGGACCAGTTCGCGCGGCTGAAGAGCGAGCTCGAGGCGTCGTTTGCGGGGAGCGGGAATGCGGGGCGGCCGATGCTGCTCGAGGGCGGGCTGAAATGGCAGGCGCTCAGCCTGACGCCCGCGGACATGGATTTTGCCGGCACGCGGTCGGCGGCGGCGCGCGAGATCGCGCTGGCGTTCGGGGTGCCGCCGATGCTGCTCGGGCTGCCGGGGGACAATAGCTACGCCAATTACCGCGAGGCCAATCGCGCTTTGTGGCGGCTGGCGATTTTGCCGCTGGCGACGAGCGTGCTGACGGGGATCGCGCAGGGGTTGAGCGGCTGGTTCGAGGGGGCGGCGTTGCGCGTCGATCTCGACCGGGTGCCGGCGCTGGTCGAGGACCGCGAGCGGCTGTGGGGGATGGTCAGCGCGGCAACGTTCCTGAGCGATGCGGAGAAGCGTGCGATGCTCGATGTGAAGGAGGGGGTCTGATGGATGGGCAGGTGCTGGCGCAGCTGATGGCGCAGGGGGCGGAGCGGGGGGCGGACCTGGTGACGCTGCGCGCGATCGCGGAGGAGGCGGGCGAGCTGGGCGCGACGCGCGCGCTGGCGCGGCTGGGGCTGAGCGACGAGCGGGCGCGGGGTGACGTGGCCGAGCTGCGCGAGCTGCTGGCGGCGTGGCGCGATGCGAAACGGTCGGTGTGGAAGGCGGTCGCGGGGTGGATCGCGCGGCTGTTCGTGGCGGTGATGCTCGCGGGGCTGGCGGTGAAATTGGGCTTCGCGGCGTGGCTGAAATGATCCCTCGATACGCCGTCTCGACAGGCTCGACAGCTACTCGGGACGAACGGGGCGGGGTGGCGTTTGCGGGCTATGCGGCGGTGTTCGACGTGGTCGACCGGGCGGGGGACGTGATGCGGCGGGGGGCTTTTGCCGGGGCCGGGGTGGTGCCGTTGTTGTGGCAGCATCGCGGGGGCGCGGTGGGGGTGCTCGCGTCGGTTGCGGAGGATGCGCGGGGGTTGCGCGTCGAGGGGGTGGTCGAGGATCCCGAGCTTGCGGGGCTGGTGCGGTCGGGGGCGGTGGCTGGACTGTCGGTCGGGTATCGGGCGGTGCGGGTCGTGCAGGGGGCTCGGCGGGTGATCGAGGCGGTGGTGCTGGTTGAGGTGAGTCTGGTGGCGGTGCCTATGCAGGGGTTGGCTCGGGTGGAGGTGGTGGGGTGAGGTTTGGAGCCTCACGTGCCCTCACCCTCCCACGCTTCGCGCGGGCCCCTCCCTCTCCCCCAAGGGGAGAGGGGTTTTAGTGTCCCTCTCCCCTTGGGGGAGAGGGAAGGAGGAGCCGTCAGGCGACGGGAGGGTGAGGGGTGGTTGGGATGGGGGCGTTGGCCTCGCATGCTCCGCGCCCTCCCACGGTTTTTCGGGCGTCCTTCGGGGCGCCTTTTTTTGTTTCTTGGCAGGGAGATGGACATGACGGTGATGGATCGGCCGATGCTGGAGGGGGCGGCGCCTTCGGGGGCGTTTGCGGGGTTCGTGCGGAGTGGCGCGACGATCGAGATGAAGGCGTTTACCGGGGTCTCGGGCGATGCGGGCGGCTATGCGGTGCCGCGCGAGGTGGATGCGCAGATCGATGCGGTGCTCAAAGGCATCTCGCCGATCCGGGGGATCGCCAATGTCGTGAAGGTGGGTTCGGCCGGGTATCGCAAGCTCGTCACGACGGGGGGCACGCCGTCCGGCTGGGCGGCGGAGAATGCGGCGCGGCCCGAGACGGCGACGCCGGTGTTCGTCGAGATCGTGCCGCCGACCGGCGAGCTCTATGCCAATCCGGCGGCGAGCCAGGCGATGCTCGACGATGCGGCGTTCGACGTCGAGGCGTGGCTGGCGGGCGAGATCGCGATGGAATTCGCCAAGGCCGAGGGCGCGGCGTTCGTCGGCGGATCGGGGGTCGGGCGGCCCAAGGGGTTCCTGACGCAGCCGACCGCGGCGACCGCGGACGGGGTGCGGGCGTTCGGGACGCTGCAATATCTGGCCTCCGGGACCGCGGGGGATTTCTCGGCGAGCCCGCAGGAGCGGCTGATCGACCTCGTCCAGGCGCTGCGTGCGCCGTATCGGCAGGGGGCGAGCTTCGTGATGAATGCGGCGACGCTGGCGCGGATCCGCAAGTTCAAGACGAGCGACGGGGCGTTCGTGTGGGCGCCGAGCCTCGCGGCGGGGCAGCCGGCGACGCTGCTCGGCTATCCGGTGATCGAGGCGGAGGACATGCCGGATATCGCGGCGAATGCGCTGGGAATCGCGTTCGAAAATTCAAAGCGGGGTATCTGATCGCCGAGCGCGCGGAGACGGTGATCCTGCGGGATCCGTACTCGAACAAGCCGTTCGTCAATTTCTACGCGACCAAGCGGGTCGGTGGGTGCGTGACGAATTCGGAGGCGATCAAGCTGATGAAGTTTTCGGTCAGCTGATGGGGTGTGAGGGGGGTGGGGTGTTTAGCCTCGCTTGCCCTCACCCTCCCACGCTTTGCGTGGGCCCCTCCCTCTCCCCTGGGGGGAGAGGGGTTTTTTGGGAGATTCCTATGGGTGAGCAGGGGGTGCCGGTGGCCGTCGTGGCGGACGCGGTGGTGGCCGTGCGGGCGGTGTTGCGGCTGGAGGGGAGTGCGGAGGACGCGTTGCTCGGGCGGGTCTGTGCGACGGCGATCCTGCTCTGCGAGGCGTTTGTCGGCGGGGCGATCGTCGCGCGGGTGGCGGGCGATGGCGCGGCGGAGCGCTGGGACGCGGTGCCGGCGCCGGTCGCGCAGGGCGTGGCGATGCTCGCGGCGCATCTGTTCGATCACCGCGAGAGCGACGCGCTGCCGCCGGCGGCGGTGGCGGCACTGTGGCGGCCGTATCGGCGGATGCGGCTGAGTCCCGAGGTGGCGGCGTGAGTGCGGGGGCGGTGTTGCAGGCGGGGGTGGTCGCGCGGTTGAGCGACGTGCTCGACTGCGCGGTGTTCGATGCGCCGCCGGTGCGCGCGGCAATCCCCCATGCGGTCGTCGAGGATCCGGTGCTGGGCGACTGGAGCAGTGCGACGTGGCGCGGGCGCGAGGGGCGGCTGGTGGTGACCTTGCACGACGGCGGCGAGCGGCCGGTGCGGCTGCGCGCGGCGCTGGGCGCGGCGGAGGCGGCGGTCGAGGGGCTCGATCCGCTGCTGTCCGACGGGTGGCGGCTGGTGCGGGCGCAGCTGGTGCGGTCGCGCGTGCTGCGTGTCGGCGAGCGGTGGCGCGGGACGAGCGAATTTCTGGTGCGGATGTACCGCGAGGACTGAACGGGGAGACGGACATGGCGGTGGAGAAGGGGAGCGCGTTCCTGTTGAAGGTCGGGAACGGCGCGGCGACGCCCGTCTATGCGACGGTCGCGGGGCTGCGGACGACTCAGATGTCGGTGAACGGCGAGGCGATCGTGGTGACGACGAAGGATTCGGGCGGCTGGCGGCAATTGCTGTCGGGGGCGGGCGTGCGCAGCGTCTCGGTGTCGGGGGCGGGGGTGTTTACGGGCTCGGCGGCGGAGCTCAGGATCAAGGCGAGCGCGCTGACGGGGGTGCTCGACGATTACCGGCTGGCGTTCGAGGGGGGCGACACGATGACGGGCAAGTTCCTCGTGTCGCGGCTGGATTATGCCGGGGATTTCAATGGGGAGCGATCCTACACGCTGAGTCTGGAGAGTTCGGGGGCGGTGGTGGCGGGG